GAAAACATATTTCCCATAATTATCGAAAGCCCCATCCTATCTCACTAATGTAGGAATATATTTTTTATATCCATAAAATATATAAGAGCAATGCTTGGTCCATCCAAAAATACCAAACAAAATTATATTGACGGTATCCGGAGGTGGCAAAATTCTAATTTACGAAATGTAATGTGGTATGAATGGTCATCGAAATCATTAAATCAAATGGAAAGGGGGTTGCGTAATATGTACGATTACTCGGAAGTTTTAAAATTACTAAAGAAATTCCCTTCTTTAGAGAAGCTGGCCACCCCCCCATCGTTCACGATCTCGTCGGGACAGGGTTTACAAGGCGGTCTTAATCAGAGAATTAAAACAGTAAAAGATAGTATTGAAGAATTTAAAATATCAAAACAAAAACAAAAAATCCATTTATTTGTTCTAGATTCGATAAATAAACTGATAAAAAAATACGAACCCAAATCGATAATGATGTTCAATAAAAATATGAGTTCAATAAAACGAAACACTTCAAATATTATTGGGACAGGTGAGGAAATAAAGAAAATGAAAATTATTATAAACAAATATCAACCCATTGTAAGCAAAATTTCGGGGGGAGGACTAAATAATCTGGGTTCGTTCAAATGGACGATGGCGATGCTCACGGAGGGGCGCGACGGCAACGGGAGCTATAATGTATCTAATCGTGCGATAAATAAATTGAAAACGGAATTAAACTATTTTCTCAATAAAAAGTAAGATGCCTCTCTCAGACGCCGAAATCACCAAGAAGGTTGGGCAGTTGCGGAAAACGGAGGGCAAAATCTACGCACCCCTCAAGTACTTCAGGGGGCTTGAGACCTTGGGGCAGGTCGAGACCCGCTACAAGAAGATGCTCAAGAGGGACTACAAAGATTTCAAAACAGACAGTGGGGTCAAGACCCGCACCTCCTCCTACACCCAGAAGTTTAGGAAAAAGTATGGACCAGAGGTCAAGTCTCTCCCAGAGATCTCGAAGGCCACTGGGATACCTTTAAAGACTCTCCGGACTGTGTACAATAGGGGACTCGCTGCGTGGAGAACCGGGCATCGTCCGGGAGCCTCTCCACAAGCGTGGGGGTACGCGAGGGTGCATAGTTTCGCCACTAAGGGAAAGACGTACTACACGGCGGATAAGGATTTGAGGTGAACCTCGTAAATAGCTTCCCGTGCTTCTTGTTTAGTTTCATATGTTCCCACGTGAATACCTTTATACCTAGCCTGATATTTAGAACATTGTTTACGTACATTTCCTATTTTTTTATTAGAAGGGGTAACTTTGATGAAATTATCGGTATCTCTGGTATATTCCTTTAGAACATTGATTGCATCTTCTCTTATTTTATATCCACCGTTAGAAAGATATAGTTTTATGGGTTTACCATTTTTATCTCGATAACTGACATATGGGTTAAATAAACCAGTTTTACCTATATAAATATTCCCGAGATATCCGTCACGTTCAATTTTTCTCAACTTATTGATATCACACATTTTAGACTTGGTATCTTCTGACATCTTACAGCTTGCACCACCAGATGTCAAATTATACCCATTCGGTGCTATTGTATTCAGTCGGTTTATCCAAAATATTTCCCTATCATCAAGATTTTCACGAGGAATATCCTCTTCTATGATTTCATAAATCATTTCATCACCGTGTTTAGCTATAGCGTTTGATATATAAACACATCCCGACGATGGACGTTTATGATACCATATTCTTTGTTTAAAGGACATCGTAGTTTGTCCAATATACGATTTTCCATCTAGAGATGTTATTTTGTAAATTAGTCCCATCCTTAATTAAACATTCACTTAAAATCTTTAACATCGATTATTCTTGTCTCCATTTGGCAGTTGTTTTTTGATCCAGCCATTTATCTTCCGTAAAATCGTTATAATCTTGGGACTGCTTTGATAATCCCATTTAACAATCTTAAAGTCTTGGCTTTATATAAGTTTAAATGGAGAGTCGCCGCCCCCTCCCCCTCCGTTTCATCTCTGTACCCAAGCAGGAAAGGCCTCGTATAAGTTGGGAAGAATACTTCATGAAGACTGCCCAGCTCGCGTCCGTCAGGTCTCCATGTGAGAGACTCCAGGTGGGGTGTGTCTTGGTGAAGAACAACCGCCTCATCAGTATGGGCTATAATGGATTTCTGGGTGGCTGCGAACACAAATCCATAGTGAGGGACAACCACGAACAAGCCACGATACACGCGGAGATCAACGCGGTCACCGATGCGGCGAAGAGAGGTGTCTCCATCGATGGTGCCGAAGCCTACGTGACCCATTACCCATGTCTAAATTGTTACAAGGCTCTCGCGAGTAGTGGGGTGAAGAAGATTTACTACAATACAGACTATAAAAATGACCCTGTGGTGGAGGAGTTGGGCTATGATATAGAGTTAAAGAAATTATCTTCATAGAATGTAATGAACGTGGATAGCTTCCCACCGTACGTTAAGCAATTGTTTCAAAACAAAGAACTCACGATGAATCAGAAGATGGTCACGTTGATGGCATTCATGCCGGATGTCCCCGGGGAATACAAGTTGGGGGATCACTTGGAGACTGGGGTGGAAATTAAGAAGCTCGTAGACGATGGGAAGATTCGTCTAGGTAAATTCGATAAAAACTTTACTCTCGAGGTGGTTCACCTTTGATTTTAATCGCCCATTTATCCTCCTTGCGGAACTTTTCATAATCAATCTCCTTGATTTTGAAAACTTTCATGATGAACTTTTTGATTGGATTTATCTTTTTGGTGGGTGGAGGTGTAGGTGGTCTAACTACAGTTAACATTTATAAAAGACGATATATTTATTTTGAACACCTAAGTGGGTCCACCTCAATGTAAAAACATTCACTTTCGAAACACCATGAACGCTACTACCATTTCCGCCTACATTGCCAAGCTCGAGAACGAGAACAAGCTCCTCCGCGAGGAAGTCCACGAACTCAATGATGATGCCGCTGACTACAGGATTGAGATTTTCCGCCTAAAGGCGGTGATCGAAGACCTTGAGGAGGAGTTGGATGAGGACTACGAGTCTGACACCGAATCAGTTGCAAGCACCGAGGACGAGGAGTCTGACGACGAGGAGTCTGACGATGAGGAGTCCGACGATGAGGACGATTTCCACATCTCTCGGAACGCCGCGATCGTCAATGTCCTCCGGAAACTCTCTGACCTTGAGAAGGATGACTTCAAGAGCAAGGCGTACTGGAAGGCTGCCGAGGCTGTCGACAACATCCCCTACACCATCGTGGATGGTGAGTCTCTCGCCAAGGGAGAGACCAAGGTCGCTGGCATCGGCAAGAGCATCGCCAAGAAGATTGATGAGTTTCTCGAGACTGGGATAATTTCAAGACTCGAGGAACTCAAGAAGAAGCCTCCTACGACCCACTTTACTTGTACAAGCACCACGCGCTGTGAAACTTGTTCCCGCACTGCCGGCACCAATGAGTGCATCTTCGATGCCCTCGGTGAGGTGGCTGCCCGAGAGTCGGACGTTCACAAGAAGGCTGCCTACAAGAAGGCTGCCCAAGCTATCAAGAACCTCGACTTTGAGGTAACCTCGGGTGAGGAACTTGCCAAGGGTCCCAACAAAGTCGCTGGCATTGGCAAGAGCATCGGACGCAAGATCGACAACTTTCTGCAGTTTGGGGAGATGAAGTAATTAGCTATAAAATTTTTAATATTTAACATCACTATCTCGAATAATCATATCTCGTATTACCTCGTATAAAACAGAAGTTAGGGCAAACTTGTAGGCCAAAAATCCTACGAATGTAGCTCCATAATCAAAATCAAACGCAAATGGTGCATTATTCCACGCCATTTCAAAGGCAGCGGTGCTCACTGGCACAAACATCTGCTTCTGAAATGTCGACCTCTCTATGTTGTCTACATGATCTGACAGAAGGTTCATGTAGGTGTAGGACGCCACAGCACCAAGGGTTGCGGAAACCCCAACATCCGCTCCCTGTGTAATAAAGTATGACGTAGATAGAGCCGCACCATAACCAGCCGTAGAGTTCTTTAGACTGGTCTTGAGTTTCTCATATTCGGGAATAGAGCGGTTTGTGATTGGTAGGCGGGTAGGTTTCGCGATAGCAAGAGTCAACATATACTAGCTGTAATATACTTAAAATCTTTATCCCAGTTATAGTATATGCCCTGTCAACTGTGTAAGAAGAAATGTGGGGTGCCCATAGAATGTAAGCACTGTAGTGGAAGTTTTTGTCCACGCTGTCTTCATCTAGAGAAACATGGGTGCTCCGGTCTCGAGAAGAAGGTTAAGAAAGATTTGGCTACACTCGAGAAAAGGGCGTCATATGAACACACACCGAAGTGCTTAAAGATTTAAGGAGTATACTACTCAGTGGGAGGGAGGGAAGCTGAGATGCCCGAGAGGTCTAAGGGGGGTGTCTTAAGAACATCTGGCGTAAGTCGCGTGGGTTCGAACCCCACTCTCAGCATATCGCACTCATAGCTCAGTGGTAGAGCGCAAGCTTAGTAAGCTTGAGGTCAGGGGTTCGAAACCCTTTGAGTGCATTTTTAAATATGAAAAAATCCATATTTAAAAATGTTCAAAACTTATATAGAATGGATGTCCACAATATTACATCCGCTTGTTTTCTGATACCATTTTCAACTCTATGTGTTTCAGAGATATTTTTAGGCTACGTGGTGTATCCAATGTTTCTCACCCACGCCTTAACATTTTATATGTCCTACGAACTCGTGTGGATTTATTTACAACCTGAGATTATACAGTCGTTTCGTAAACTCATTATACTACACCATATCATGGCTTTAATTTACGCCGTCAGACCTCTGTATGCCCCCGAAGAAGCCTACCTTACCGCATATCTGGGGCTGGTCGAAATTGATACATCTATGTTGGTACTTAAACATATATTTCCAAGAAATCAAACCATTCGGGAAATATATCTATTTACAAATATATTCTTCCGTGTTTGGTATGAAAGTTTGATGTCTTTAATTGTATGGTTCTTATATGATGATAAAAATCTATATGTGAGAATACACGTAATGACCTGTCAACTCTTTTTCAATATTTTCAGTTGTGGAATATGTGCGTTGACCTATCGTGCCTTAAAGAAAAAGCGCCTTAAGGATGTATAATGTCCCTCGGGGTCAAAAAGCTTGGATATGATTCTATTCTTCCTACTCGAGGTTCTGGTGGTGCTGTTGGCTACGATCTCTATAGCAATTGTGATGGGGTTATCGCAAAAGGTAAAAGAGGGCTCATCTCCACGGGCATCGCGGTATCACTCCCCACGGGGGTATATGGTCGGGTTGCTCCAAGGTCTGGGTTGGCTGTAAAACATGGCATTCAAATTGGTGCCGGTGTCATCGATCCAGACTATACCGGTGAAATTTCCGTCGTCATCTTCAATATGGGGGATGCCGATTTTGAAGTGAAGAAGGGTGACCGCGTCGCACAGTTGGTCCTAGAGAAGTGTGAGACCCCACCCGTTGAGGAAATTGGTCTCCTCCAGGAAACCCTCCGGGGTGATAGTGGCTTTGGTTCTACCGGAAATTAGAGCAATACCAGAAATCTTCGGGGACGGGCATGAAGAGCACACCCTCCTGTGTCGCCATCCAAAGCTTGGACTGGTGTACATGAGAAAATGACATAAGTAACCAACGCTCCCAATACTCTTGAGAAAGGTAGTTATCCCAATCTTCTATAGTACTTTCCCTAACTTTTAACATACCCCTATGTATTTCATAGGGATCTCTCTCAATTCGCACCTCCTTGGGAATGATACCCCCTTTCCTAAGAAGTTG